GGAAACGTAGTAGCGTCCCAAGAACATTTAACATCTAATAACACTTCGTCCGTGTTTACATCGGGTGTTCCCTTAATCCAATCGTTTTCGAAATAATCGTAATTTTTGTAAATGAATTTATAGTTTAACACCTCGTTTACTAACGCTATTCCGATTTCCTCTACCTCGTTACCTTTATCCGTGTAACGCGAACTAAACTCCTTTTTGATTCCGTATTTTTCTTCCAATACTAAATCGTGAACGTAGGTTTTAGCCATTTCGGATAGCACCTCCCCCGCTTTACGGGGGGTTGCCATTATCTTACCAATTTGAGAAGCCCTGACTTTCATACGTTTTCAAGTAATTTAGCTTGCGCCGTTGTTAATGAAAATTGCGCGTATAAATCTTCCTTAGTGTACTTGCCCTGAGCAATAGCTTCTAAAGCCTTTCCTAATCGTTTATCGTCAATACTAGGTTTCTTTGGTTCGTCTTTTACTTGTTCACCGCTTGCGTCCGTATCTTTGTCCGTAACTAAACCGAGCGCAGAACTCAAAGCATAACGCCTAAAGTAAGTAACACCGCTACCGAATGATTGGTAATCGTTCATTCCTTTTAACGTAACTTGCGGTAGTATTATTTGGCTTTCTATATTTTCTCCGCTTTCAATGTGAAAAACAAGCGTTACTAAATAGCTTAATCCGTCTTTTGATTGCAACAACTGAGTAAAGCCTAATCCGTGTTTGGCTAATAGCGGGTTAATCTTTTCAAAGATAGCGGGTAAATCTGCGTAACTATACCCGAAGCCTTGCGTACCCTTGTGAATTACGGGTACTTCTTGTTGGAATGCTGCCAACGATTTAAATAAATGTTTCATAGCGTATAAATTTTAATTAGATACAAATATAACAAAAACAAATTAAATAACAATACTTCGATATAAATTTTTTTATATTTTTTTTTCGATTAGTTCTTTTTGCCTTTCAAAGTATGTCATTAACTCAATATCATTAAAGGAATTTTCACGGGGTTTTCTACCGCCTATTCTTATTTCTCCCTTTAGTTTTTCAAGTTTGCCATATATTATTCCATCGTAACATTTCCAAATAATTACGGGGTTCGTCTTTTTGTCCATTAGTTTAACTAGCTTTCTAACGGCTATCGGTAACGGGTAGGCTTCCTGTATTGTTTTATTTCTTCCTTTTACTTCTGCGTAACCTATTATTCGTCCGTCTTTTATTAACTCAAAATCTATATCGTTTTCGTCTAACTTATTACAACTTAAATCGTATTCATCGCAAAAAACGGAAATAGCTTCCATTTCGTTTTGTAGGTCTTTAAGCGTTTCGAATCTCATTTATTTTAAATTTATAGCGTTTGATAATCTCGTTTAGTTCCTCCCGTGTCCATTTCTTTGTTTCGTAAGCGCGTGCGTGTAATTCTATTAGCCTATCCGCTCCTATTCTTTTTTGGATTCCGATTTGATAGTGTAATAGGTTTCCGTGTTTGTGTTGGTTGCAGGTAACGCATTGCCCGTGTACGTTTTCTTCGTCAAAAGTTACCGCCTTATGTCCACCCATACTGAAATAGTGTCCCGCGTCAAATTTCGCTCCTAACGGCTTTTCACAACTTACGCAAGGTTTATCCTTGTCGCGTAGTCGAATGTACTTGTTAAACGTTATTTGCGCCAATTTAAGCAATTCGGGAAGGGTTTGCAGTTCGTCTTTTAGTACTTTCTTTTTTTTCTTCCATTGTTTTTCCTTTTCGGATTCTATCCAAACACGGACGCAATCCGATTCCAAACAAAATTTTTGATTAAATCGAACGGGGGTAAATTCGGCTTTGCAGTTTTTGCATTTCATAACTCAAAGGTTAAGGTTTTAAGTTCATTTTACAACTCCTCGGTTAACGCTTTAATTTCGTTTTTTAGTTCTTTGTTTTCTGCTTTTAATTCTAAACATAACCGTTCCAACCTAAATGCGGACGAATTCGCAAACCTTAACTCTTTTTCTAAGCCGTCAATTATTTTCCGTATTTCGTTAAGGTCTAATAACGTTGCTTCCATTGATTCGATTAAATCGGTACGGTGTCCGTTTTTCGCTTTGATTTCGTCTAAACTGCTTTGTACCTTGGTTGCCGTGTACGTGGTTAATACCTTCGCTTTTAATATCGTTAAATCGTCCATCTTAAAAAGGTAAATTTGATTTCTTTGGGTTTCTCATATCTCGTAAAGGGTTAACACCGTAAAGTTCAAAGCCAAGTCCTTTATTCCAATCGCATAAAAGTTGTTCGCCGATTCCCGTTATTTTTCCTCCCGTTTCAGTATCCTTTACTTTTTCAATCGAAATCATTGTTTTATACTTCATTTCTTCGTGTTTTATTAGCCTATGTATTACTAACATATCATCGCATCTATTTAAAAAAGCCTTACCGCCTTCGATATGGTCTTTTAACGGGGGTTTAAGGTGTCCTTTCCATTCGCCTTCCGTGTAAAGGTGTCCACTTCGCCCGCTTTCCGTGTTTGGGTGCGTGTTAATGTAAAGCGTTATGCCTGTATTATTCACAAACTCCCGCGCCTTATTCATAAACGTATAGTTTCCTTCGTAACTCATTTCGCGGTCTAGTCCTGTAAACGGGTCTATTAACGCTATATCGCATTCGCTTTGCTTAAACACTTCCAAAAGTTCCAACGGCTTGTAAAGTTTACTATTATCCACGAAGATAAAAAATTGTTCAATGTAGGTAAGGTAGCTTTGTATTTGATTATTAGTTAAGTTCTTAAATGGTTCGCCTGCGTAAAGTTGGATTAAGTCCCTTAGAACTTGTCCCTTTTGATTTTCCCCCGACCATAAGCAGAATTTAAGTCCGTGTTTTAATGCGAGGCAGAGGAAATACCAATTTATCCAATAAGTTTTACCTACGTTATCGTGTCCCAAAATTATATTTACTTGCTTGCGTTTGAACCTTAAAAAGTTATCTAAAACGCAGTCAATGCCTAAGCCTGCTTTTATCTTACCCGCTTTTAAGTCTAGCAGGTATTGTATGGTGTCGCCTTGTTTAGTCAGCATTTGAATAATCTTTAGTGTCTTTGTAATTTAACATTTTTTGTACGTAATTGTACGTTAACTGCTCTTCGCTTAGTTCTTCTTTTTTAGGCAGCTTGTCCCAAAATAAACCCTGCCACCCGTTTTCTATTGAATTATCAATAACAAACTTACATTGTTCTTCCGTAAAGTTTTCCATCTTAGCTAAAATAGTTTCCTGCGTAGCTTCTTTAATTGGCTTCTTAATTTGTTTTCGGTATTCTATCCATCTATCTAAAATAAGTTCTTTTTCATTCTTTTCTTTCTTATCATTCTTGTTTGTTGTTAGTTGTTTGTTAGTTGTTTGTTGTTTGTTTGTTAGTTGCTTGTTAGTTTCTTCGGTTTCGTCTTGGTAACAATCATATTTACAGATAGTTATAAGGCTATTTTTGTTTGTTGATTTTACTATTATTTCGTTCGTCTTTTCAAACTTATTTAACAACGTTCTAATCGTCTGAATACTTATTCCCGTTTCCGCTGAAATCTTACCTAAAGACGAAACAAATTGCCCTCGTTTAATATCCATTCCTTGCCATTGGGAATCTTTATGATTCGCTTTTAATAGCAAGTATAAAAACAAGTGTACCGCTTCGCTTTTCTCAAACCATTGCCAACTTAAAAACTTTCTGTGTATTTTAATCCAACCGCTCATATTTCGTTTTTATCAGTAAGCAAAATATAATCTTTTAACGCTTCTACTTCTTCGTTGGTTAAAATAAAACTTAACGCGGGTAAATTCGAATACTCTATTTCAACAAACATTCCTTTGTTAGAAATTCTAATAAATTGAATACTTTCGTTTTCCCTTTCAACCTTTGCAATTAATTCCATAACTTAAAAATTTAATCAATAAAAAACCCCTGCAACTCCATCGGCTCTCACTTCGATTTCATTACAAGGGTTAATAACTCGTTTAAGGTTCTATAATGTGAGAGACGAACCCGAATACAAATATAATTATTCTTCCGTTAACTTGTACTCATTTCTTTTAATTCTTCGTTGAATTTTTTCTAAACGTCTTACCGTGGTGCATTCTAAAATTTCGGAAACTAGGTCTTCGATGTTTCTTACTACAGGATTGTTTTCTAGTTCCTCCCGTATTTCGGCAACATCCGCAAGGTATAATTTGTCTTCAACGTTTTCGAAGTATTGTGCGTTTTTAACGTTGTGTAATACGGTAGCGTGGTTCATATTAAACATTCTAGCAATACGTATTAAACTTACTCCGTGTTTTTGTAGCCTATTCATTAAGAACGCTCGTTGGTGCACTAAAAATTGTTTACGTGAGCGCCTTGTTAATTTGTGCTTTTCTATTAAAAATTCTGCTTGTTCAATCATTGTTTTTCGATTTCTTGTTTAACTTCTTCCCAATACTCAATTAAATCTAAAATTGTTTTCGTTAGGTTTAAATTCTTTATTTCTTGCAATGTATTTAACTTTTCGTTTACTGAAATTAACGCGGCTTGTTTTGTTTGCCGCATCCATTGTTTAGAACTCCATTCCCAAGTTCCGTTAGAATTTCCTATTATTCCTAGGTCTTCTATATTTCCGAAGTCGGATAAAATTTGTAAGGCTTTTTCTATAGGTGTCATAACTCTTTTATGTTTATTATTAGTTTTTCCCAAATATCCAATTTTTTAACGGCTTCGCTTCTGCTCGTTGCGGTTATCGTTATCCGTGTTTTCGTTGGCTTGCTCGTTGAGTACATCCTCGCCCAATATAGTATTTCGTATAATTTCATTTTTTGCCTCTATTACTTTACAAAAGTGTTTCCAATTAAAATGCCCTGATTTAACGAATGCGCCTCCTCCGTGGCACCACCAATAAACCTGCGCGCCTAATTCCATCTGTTGCTTTTCCATTGCTCTATGTTATCGTTTATATTATCGTCTTCTATTTCTCTTAAGCGTTCTTCCCAAAGCATTTGGTTACTCGCTTCTTCTTCGATTTCCTCGCATAGCTTGTAGGTTTCATCGTCCGTTAGTTTGTAAGGTATTTCGGTTTCGCCTGCGTCAATGTAGGCAACCACGTTTTCAACTTCTACTCGAAACCATCCGTCTAAGTCGGGAGATAGGATAAATAAACACGAACCCCAAACATCTAAGCCGTTACGCTCAAAGCTAAAATAACAGGTATCTTTTTCTAAATCAACTGAATAGTTCATAATATCATTAAAATTAAAAGTTTATACAAAAGGTAAGGTAAACAAGCCACAAACAAAGCGGCTAAAACATCGTCTAGTATTTTATTTTTCATCGTTCAAATTTAAGCGGGTTAATAACTCTTCCATAACTAACCAACGTTCGATTGCTCGTTGGGTGTCGGTGTCTAAATGTCCGAATGCGTTTTTACATTCTTCGTAAATGAATCTTAACTCCTGTTCGTAAGCTAAAATCTCGTTAATCATTTCTTGTTTTTCCATAGTGTTTAGTTTAATTCGGTTATTAAATAATTAACTGCGTCTCCCCACGTTGTCGTACCCAAATAATTACGAGCATAAATCATTGCATAAGATAAATGCGTTTCTTCGATTACCTTAATAAATAACTCGTTTCCGTCGTTGTCTTGAAATTCAATTCTAAAAGTTTTCATAGCGTTTTTTTTAATTGTGCGTTACGGATGCGCACCCCCCGTTTTTAATTTATTTTATTTTATATGTTTCATAAGGAAAATGTTCATAATATGGACTAACAAGCATTTTACCCATTAATCTATTTCCCGATGGTGTTAATGTTATCCAATTTTCTTCGGTTGTATCTATTGCTCCTTGTTTAACACTACTATATCCAAATACTTGTAAATCACGCATAAATGCACCGTTGCAATCAACTAAATAATAAAATTGCTTGTTATTGTATGAATACTTAAAAACAAAAGAACCATTAGTTAATTTACATTCCATAAAGTGTCCATCTTTTGAAGAACAATTATCGAATTGAACTCGATTATTGAATTTATTATTATCCATCCAATCGCAATAGAATTTTTTATTACCATTGGCTTTTTGCCATTGTGCATAGGCATAAGGTACTTCGGTTATTGGTTGTCCTTTGTACTTACCAAATTTTACAATTTTCTTTTGTGTTTTCATAGCGTTTTTTTTAATTGTTTAGTGAATAACTATACGCAAATATAAATAGTAAGTTTCAATCTACCAAACATTTTTAACATTTTTTTTCGATTTTTAACAAAATAATTTCTAACTCGTTGATTTTCAAGCGTTTTTAAGACATAAAAAAAGGGGTATTTCTACCCCCCCTTAACGCTATGGTGCTAAATTACAACGGAAATTTGAAACTATCTATGTTCTTTACTAGTGAGTTTTCAACTTCTTTGCATTCTATTTTTAATATCCTACCCCCTAACGGCTTAACGGGTGCGCCACGTTCGACATGCCATCCGTGCGAACCGTCTCCGTATTCCTCTTTATACGTTCCTGTAAGCATCGAATGAATGTACTTTTGTTTAACCGAATAACCTAATTTGGCGTTATGGTTAAGGCATTCCCTTACGTCATTACGTGCGCTATTTTCGTGTATGTGTCCCATTGAAAACACGTCGAAATCTTCGTACATTTCCAAAGCGCGGGTAAGGTTTAACGCTCCTTTAGTAACTACGCCGCCACCGCCGCTCCCGTGAAAATACTTTATTTTGGTACTCATTCTATTGTTGCCGAAAAACATTTGTTTAACAATTACCCAACCTCCATAACCGCCTGTATAAACTGAAGTACCATTTTTATAGTTTAGTAGGTCCACAAACCTTTGTAAAATATCCGTTTCTTGGTATTTAATTACTCCCGTTTCGTGGTTGCCGTACCCTATTACTTTAATGATTTCCGCGTAAGGGGAAAACCATTCTACCGCAGTTTCTACGATTGAATCTAAGTACCTTCCGTTGTTATGTTCGGTTCTAATGTCCGATTTATTGCGGCGATTATCTCCGCGTCCCTGCATTAAGCAAAAGAAATCCCCGTTAATTATTACGGGAATATTATTCGACTTGCAAAATTCTAAATGTCTTTTAAGTAAGTCGCGTTCGCATTTAGGATTGTCCCAATGAATATCCGATAGCATTGCAACGTGTGCCGTTTTACCGTCTATCCTTAATTCGTGGATATTTCGTCCGTGTTTTATTACGTCCATAGCTTAAATAATAGTTTAATCCTACCGATAAAAGTAGGCGATAAAATGTAACGAACCAAAAACCCAACACAAAACGCCACAATAACCCACCACAAACGGAACTTATATTTAACAACTTGTTGCGCCTTAGCGGTCTTCCATTCGGTTTTTCCTTTGATTCGAAGCGTCTTCACGCGTTGTTTGTATTCGATTCGCGTTTGCCAACGTGTCTTCGGCACATAAACATTTTGAAATTTTATCACGGTATCGCGATACGCGATAAACTTTTCCCAAACGATTGAATCGTGA